CAATACTAATAAAAATATCAAACTCATAGGTCTAATATTCTTACTCAACCAGCTATCACTTTGCATGTCAGCTTTTAATCTTTCAGTAAGTTCATTATTCAGTATCTGTTCTACCTTAGCTTTATCTTCTGGTTTCGGTATAAAATCTAACACTTTATTAACTATACTCCCTAACATGACTCCTCCTATAAACATACCTGGACACCTCTAAGTGAGATGCCAGGCATCAATATTAAGCTTTCCTTATTTTAGCTCCACCACCAACAACATTTACAGCTGTTCCATCAGCACTTGTAATTAAGGCACATACCTTATCACCTGTTTCCACTACGACTAAACCTACTGCTGTGGTATTGATAGGTGCTCCTGAGTCTGTATTGACTTTAGCTTCAAATCCAACAAAGTCAGCTGTGCTATAACTATTAACAGGTGTACCATCATCTGTAAATACTATAGGAGTGCCGCCAGATGTGTAAGCTAACTGAAAACTATCTGCTAACTGATTAACAACATAATAAAACACATCGCTTCGTAATTCTACGGGCAATATTCCTGCTGTGTCATAAAAGCTAATTATATCGTTGTCAGATAAAGCAGTGTCTATTTCATTCACTATATTTGTCGCATTCGTGAAAGTGACAGTATAGTTATCATGAGCATGAATATTACCTATCCTAACTACAATATCTTTGTTAGTACCAGTATTTGGCTCAACAGAATGAGGTGTTGTGATATCTAATGTTAAATCATTGTATCCAGTGTATGTCCCTACGCCATTAGAGTCAACAGTAATTCTTTCAGAAACGCTATCGCTCCATGTATTTGCATTTATCATTACAAAAGCGTTATTATCAGGTATATCCGTAGATAAGCCATTAGCATCTATATCTATTAATGATGTAGTGGTGCTATCTGCAACACCTCTAACATTGTATATTTCGAATTTAACATCTGTTTGATCAAGACTTCCAGATTGAAACAAATCGTTTTTTGTAGCATCACCAAGAAAGCGAGGGACACTGTTTACCCAACTTACACCATCTGAAAAATCTGTTGCTGGATCAAAATAAATACCTTTCTGATGAACATCTCCTGCTCCTACCGCTATTGTTGGAGTATATCCACTAATTTGTATCATTTTGTTTTCAGTACCTTCAAAAGTTAAAAGTGTTCCGGTAGCACCTGTCCAAAATGTAACATTTAAATCTCTTATATTTGCACCAAGCGGTAAATCGCTAAAAGTCAATCCATCCTCTACATGTAAAAATTGATTTACAGAAAAAGCAGGCAGAACTCCACTTATGGACCCTAAACTTGCAGCACCATGATTGACAGCATCAAACGAAGCAGTTGCACATAATTGCATAACAAGAATAGCTCCAAAACCAAAACCACTAGCAGTAACATCAAATATTTTACCTGTAGCATGTGTTGCCTGAATACCAAAATTAAACATTATTTTTGCATGAGGTAAAGTTGCTTCAAATACAATAGCAGTTTCAGATCCAGTATAACGGTATGCACCATTTTTTATTATAAAATATCCAGTAGAAGGGAATATTAATGGAAAACTATCAGTGATTGTGTTATTTTGAAAATCATAAACTTTCCCAGTTTCAAGAACTCCACCATTTAAATCAGCAGCTGTTTTTACATAAATTATATTATCATACATATTGCTATCTAGTTCATTTATAGCTGCCTGAACATTAGTTGCTATTATACTCCCACTTGGTATATTGTCAACATGCTGAGCATCAATACCTGTATTTATAGTCCAATCAGCACCATCCCATAAGAACCCTTGACTTTCTTCTGGACTTAATACAACGGTATTCACGGTAATCGTATCTGTAGAAGTTGCTTTATTAGCTACAGTAAACTTTTTTCCTGCAGTAGTATCTGTAGGGCTTTGTAGTGTTTGTGAGTTCCCTGTTGTTGTCAATGTTATAACAACACCATCGTAACTGTCAATATTACTTGTACTAACTGCAGCATTTATGGCTGGATCAGTAGAATCAGTATATCCTAGACCGCCAGTGTATAATTCGGTAAAGTTGTCATTTATCTTTTCTCGTATCACACCCATTGTTTCAAGGTTATTTAATATTTCTTGTGACATTTCTCCTCCTTAATCTGTCCAGATTTCTGTATCGTCCCATATCTCAGTATCAATCCAGTAATTTATAATCCCAATAATAGTAGTGGTCAACATGATCATGCTATTTAGTGATAAGTTTAATGAAAAATTCATATCCCCTCCTAATGTTTATCATAATAAGCCCATATTGATCCAGCAGATAACTGTATCGCTTTAGCTGGAAAAGGAATTAGTGAACCTGCTGTGAAGCTTTGACCAGTTATATCTGTCCTAGCAACACCAAGTGCATCAGTACATCCAGCACCTATGGTACAGTCGGTTATTACCAGTATTGCTGCATACTTATTCTCATGAACTGCAGTATTACTTATTACATCCCAGAAATCTGCATTTGATTGATTAAATTTATCTCTTTTGTTTCTACCTTCATTAAGACCCATTGTGAACTCCTTTTAATCTTCTATTGTAAATGTAATTAACTTCTTCTCAGTAGCTGTAAACATTATTTTCATATAACTGATATCCCTATTTAAAGGTTTGTACTCAACTACTTCTGCTATTCCTTCTATATATACTTGTTTATCAGGATTAGGAGATATAAAACAACGCTTACTTAGTAATACTTGATCTATAACTACTGCAATATCTTCATCAACAGCATTTAATTCTATTTCAAAATTCCAAAACACTCCATCTTCCTCTTTTGCTGGAGACCCATCTAGTAAATCAGTATCATATAAATATTTAATATCTCTATTTATTTTTAAATCAATAGCTATTTCACCTTCTATTTCAAGCTCTGAAACCCCATCGTATATAATTTTATCCTGTTGTATTCTAACAAGATAATATCCATCATCTATGTTCTGCTTAGTTGCACCAAAACTTACTCCAGCTGTATAATCAACCATTTAACCTCCCATTTACAACAATTTAACGGTAGTAATCTCTATGTATTCTTTGCTAATATTGACCTCGACAATAAAACCATGATTTATACTGTTTAGATTTAATTGAGTACCAAATGCTAAATTATCCCTATAGGTTCCTTTATTTTTTATCGTAACCTTATAATTAACAGCATCTTCGGCTATATCCACATAATACGATAATAAATTCTCTTTGAGTATGTCAGCAAAATCACCATTATCCATCTTGAGTTGACCGCTAGCTTTCACATCTGTTTGAAATATATTGATGATATCCACTGTAAGCACATTTGTTGTAACACTAGCAGCTTCATAATCATCAAAACTTATTACATTATCTTCCATGATTATCTTCTTACCCATGGTTTTTGATAAATCTTTCAACAAGCTTAACATTTTAGTTTTACCATCAACATTAAATGCAAATCTCTTAAAAAACAACGAATCTCCTGCGATATTCACCTTGAATTCAGTAAAATATGATAATCTAGTGTTGTCATCTATAGTGCCTGTAGGTTTATATATTGTATATCCAATTCTTTGTTGTGATGTACCTAGAATTTCCAACCATCTCGAACTTCGTATCTTGGCTAAGATAATATTGTCATCTCCATCATTAAGATTAATATATGGATTTGGCGTTGCTGGCGCTTCCTGTCCTTGTTCGTTTTGATGATACCAATCATCATCGTAATATGCTTGTCCGTAACTTGTTAAAACTGCACCACCATAAATATTCATTTCATAAACACGATATTTAATTTCATCATAATCATATGGATAGTTTAATTCAACACTCTCACCATTCATATTAGTAACACCTATACCAAACACTCTTAATGATGACAAGGTATCTGGAGTCTCTTTGCTTGCTACACCGAAATACATCGCAGTAGTTGTTACAACATCACTTGCACCTTCTCCATCATAAGAAGTATTGACCCTGCTTATTTTTGGGTAGTCATAAAAAACCTCATCATCATTAATAGTTGACTCTGAAATCATTACAGGATAATATTTAGTCAACCTGTACAATCTCACTGTTTTTCTATGAACAGTAACAAATAAATCTCCATATTGATACTTAGAGTTCTTAATTGGTTGCGGAATCCTATAGTAGTAATCACCATCTTCATCATATGTACTGGAAGGTGTTAATTGTTCATTATCAATATCATACATTAACCAACTATCTCCACCAATTACAGCACCATACAATCTGTTTTGAGTAAAAGTAAAGAATTCTTCTGGTAGAACATCAGTAACTCTCTCGTCTGCCCTTAGATACTTAATAATATCTATTGATACTGTACCAGATGTCGAAGCAATACTTGTAGGTCTCGTAATACTTATATTCAATCCACTATCAATAATGGCTAGAGCCTCATTTCCTCTATCTTCCATTAACGATAATATATCATAATCGCTTACTACTGGACTTATCGAGTAACTACTTGTTTGTTGCCAATCATCCGTGATTGACATACCGCTATTATATTCACTTGCCGCCTTAGTAGCCTCGCCAGTTAGTGATGTATTGATACCCGTGGTTCCAAACACATACTGAACTTGTTTTTGTTCCCAATATCCTAAAGCTTCTACTTGTGCATAAGTTTTCTGATTACCATCAAAGTAAGCATTGGAAACATTTAAATCCTTTAAAAAATAAACAAAATCAACACACTTGATTATCAATACCCTTCGTTTATGATCTACTGAAAAGAATACGGTAAACTTCTCCACAGGAACATACATCTTGATTTCAGATGATGACAGGAATGCTAGATTTATTTTAATATTAATAATGGAATCCCTGTCTTCCATGTCACCTTTAAGTGTATCAGTAGTACCAGTATCTAGCCATTGTATTTCCAATGCAAGAGTTTTACTCTTTCCTGTAAATTTCAAGAAATCACTACCTCCTGACATTTCAATCTTACTCGAATTGAGCCAATAATCAGTAAAATCAACATACCCTGAACCAGTATCTATTTCTAATTTATCTGCCATATCAACCCCCTACCAAGATATCTCTGTGTCATAATCTGTAATATTATTAATTGCTACAGGATCATACCTTGTTTCATTAATATTCTGTACATTTACATTTATCTTTAATTCTTGCAAATTCTTTGCCAATGTTCTTATTTCGTTTACCATTGGATTGATATTAAAAATATTAGGTTGAACATATCCTCCATCAGCATAACTTGCTGTACTTAAACTTTGTGGAATAGATACTGAACCTATAGACCCTGCTTGCATTAAATCCTTAAGTTTTGCACCTTTCTTAGTTAATTCAAGAAGCTTTAACCAATCTCCAACTTGCCCCTTAACACTCTCTTGTGGAGCTACAATCTCGCCTCTATGAACAACACCTGCAGGTTGATATTTCCCTCCATCACCAGTATAACCACCTGTTGCAAAACTACTCACTAGCCCTTTTAAAGCTTCAAATCCCGCTACAACACCAGCTATTGATGCCATTTGCGCTATACCTGCAGGAGCAAAAGCTAGTGAACCCATCTTCAATAGTGCATCAAGTTTAAAAGCTATGATTTTATATTCAATAAACTTCAATAAAGATAATAAGGCAGGTTTTAGAGACTTAGCCATTGCTTTACCAGCATCAGCATTCTTTTCAAAAGCAGCCGCCATTATATTACCAAACAAATCAGTGATCAACATTGCATACTCTTTAAGTTGTGCCTGCTCTTTATCAGTAATAGCCTTTCTGTCATCAGAAGCCTTTTGTTTGATAGCAGTTAATGCACTCTCATATTGCTCACCTAGTGCTAATTTTTGCTCATATAACAAAGCCTCTGCGTCTCTTTCTTCTTTGTCAATCTCTTTGGTTTCTTCTATACCAAACGGCGTTATCGGCTTTACTTGCTTAGGAGATCCAATTCCTAGTAATTTCAAAAGTTCATCTTTTTTATCAATTTCTCTTTGTTTAATAGCCTTCAACTCTTCGTCAGTAAACTTCTTTAATAAGTTTAACTTAGCTTGATAGTATTGTTGGTCATTGGCTAAAATTCGCTTATTAGCTTCAATCTCCGTTATTTCTTCTCTGCCTACTGCCTTGTCAATTGCAACTTGAGATGTAGATTGAGCTTGTTCCAGGCGTTCTAAATCATCTTGATAACCTTGACTTTCCATTACTGCTTTTTTGATAATTAATTCTCTTGTTTTGCCAAGTATCTCATCTATCATTTCATTGTTATGATTCTTCTGAACTTTCATTTCTTCTTGAAAAGCCACTCTTCTGAATTGTGCTTGCTTGGTAACATGATCCTGGTATGCATTGCGACCATCACGAAGGAATCTGTTTAAGTTTTTCTCCTCAAGTTCTCTTCGCCTATTTTCTAATAGTAATTCTGATTTCTTATGATTCTTTACATCTTGAGCAAATTTGAGCATCTGTTCTTCTATTGCATTTCTACCTTGCTCAAAACCCTTGACATCAAAAAATCCACCTCGTTCAAGCATCAATCTCTCATCTATTTTGCCTGAAAGTTCATCACCAAAAGCTTTAAACTCTTTCATTGCTTCTGCCCAAGATCTAAAATTATCAGATACCCTTTCGGATTTATAACCTAATTCATCCATTTGCTGATTTATAGACTTTTGTGCTTTGCCTTCAGATCTTAAAGATATAATAATTTCATTTTGTAATTTCTTTTTCGCTAACAACTGCTTGTTATGTTCATTTAGAACCGTTATTACATCAAGATATGTGTCATAGCTTATCTGATTGGTCTTTTCCAAGTCTTGCATTTCATGTTTAGCAACTTCTATGCTTTCACTATCTACAAGTTTTATAACATCTATATCAGGGATATCCTTCCTAAAAGCATCGAATACTCCTCGTTTAAGAGCATTTCTCAAATCTTCTTGCAGGACACCTAAATCAATATCTTTAATTAAATCCAGTTCAAATTCTTTCCCAATTTTAGATAATTCATTAAGTTTCTTTATTTTAATATCAAGCCCAACTTGTTCAACCTTATTTAATCGCTCAGTGTCAGATATTAATTTATCAATAGTTTCTAAGCCAAATATTTCAGGAGATAATTTCTGTAATTTCTCAAATGCACCTACAAGTTCTGGAGCTTTTGCATCCTTTCCTTGTTTAACTAAATCTCTAAATATCTTAGAGTATAATTCAATAGACTTTATACTTTGATCAATGTTTTTCACTTCAAATGTTAAAGCTTTTTCCCTGACAACACTTCGCATTCTGTCTAACAAAGCATTAAATATGGAACTCTCTTCTATAACCTTACCCCATTCAACAAGCCAATCACTTGTAAAATTAACGATTTGTTTCATCTTACCCAGGGTAGTTTCAAGTTCAGTAGCAGCCAATCTTCCTACTTGTCCTTCAACAATATCCAATATCATTTCTTGAGCTTTCAACAACTCATTCATCTCGGCATATTGTTTAATCTGTATAGTTTGCTCCTTAGTGAATGACACACCTGCTCGATTCATTGCACCTAAATTTCGTACTGGATCTTGCAATACTTTTCCAAGTTGTTTAGATGAGTTTCGTAAACCACCAAATACTGCATTTAAATCCAAGGCAAGTTGATTAGCTCGAACGAATACCGTCTCTAATCCCCTCTCTTTTGCAGATTCAGACATTTCGTTCTTAAGTTCCATGAATGTTAATAAGATATTGGTCGACTGTTTCAGTATCTCCTCGTCAGCCATAATAGTATTATCTTGTAGTTTTTTAACCAATACTGCTATCTCCGAGGCATTTATATTTGCAAACCTACCAGTAGCCTTAATTAACTCTTGGGACTTCCTTAGTGCCACGCTCTGCTCATTATATATGCTTAGTAATTTATATGCACCAGCTATTATTGGCAAAAAAACAAATGCCACTTCCATCAAAGCCCTACGAACCATCCTTATGGATTTAATGGTATGTTGTGTCGCATTTTGTACTTTTTTCCAAGCTGAAACCTGTTTATTTATGGTGTTAATTATATTGTTTATTTCTCGTTCTATTTTTTTTGCATTAGATATAGCCTTTTGAGCTGCTTCCTTGTCTATCATGTCTGACTTAGCAACTTTTTCAATCTGTTTATTTAGTTTATCTATTTTTTTAGTTAATTTTGCTAGTTTTTCTATTGCTTCTCTAGTGCTAATGTCAACACCAATTTTAATATCCGCCATACAACCCCCTTGATTAATTTGTCAATACATTTCTACAATCTCTATATACAGATAGTCTAAAAGCCTCCATAAAATCCATTTCAAGTAAAGCATTGTAGTGTAAAGGGTTGCCGTTACTCCACATGATTAAACTATTATCAATAAAACTTTTTAAATTATCAATATTTAACTTTAACTCCGTACCAAGAAGTTTACCAATACTATCACTTGCTTCACTCTTGATACGGTTTATTTTTTGTGTCAACTTATCATTAGATCCTAGTCGCTTATACTGGATCCCAATCCGTTCAGTAATTCCGTTAAGACTGTTCCGTACTTTGGATATTTCGACAATGTCTTCTTGTATTTTTTTTTTAATTCATCTATCAACTCTAATATCTTTCCAAAATCACCATCAGAACCTTCTTTATTGTCAATATCACTTGCTGTTATAGCGTTTTTGTCTCTATCAGTTAATATTAATGCCAATAACTCACTTTCGTTTTTACAAACACCGTTGTCGTCCCATAAATCAGCAAGAGTCCTAAGTTCTTTAAACTTTAATGATGGTTTAATATTGAAAGGTTCTCCGAATAATGTTATATCTTTTTTCATTTTACACTCCATTTTTTTATATTATTTACTATGTTAAATCAATACGCTCATAAGGTTCTGATTTACCTGGTACTTTACGACCAGTAATTGTTATATCCTCTGCCATAAGTAAAACCTTGCCACCTATATTAGATGTGTAACCACCCATGTCACCTTTATACATGAAGTATAAATCAGAAGGATCACTCTCGTTACTATTTTCATACCTAATCATAATGTAAGGAAAGTTCTCTTCCGCCATTACTTCCAAAGCCTTGCTTAACTTACTTGTTTTCATCTCAATAAAATTAATACCACTCAAAGTAGCTGATTTAGTTTTTATAGATGTTACAACTTCGCTAAAACCACTATACTTAAGCTCCTTGTCAACATTATATCCAAATTGAAATGGATTCTCATCTGTATTGCCTAAGCAAGAATATGAATCACTTGGTAAAACAAATTGCTTTGTTACTGTGTCATAATAATCAGCTATATCATAACTTGGAACACCAGCATCATATACTTGTTCGCAAACATATATAATACCAGCCCCTTTTGTTGTACTCGTTGCAGTGATATCTCTAGTATTATTTAGAGCTGCCACTTCTGCAGGTAATGCCATCCTATACCTCTCTTTCTTTATTATTCATATTTAGTTCCATCGTGGTCTAATCTTGTCAGAACTCGCTTGTAGTTAGGATGTTTAGCACCATTAATTGTTATACCTTCAATACCTAACAACACTTTATCACCAACATTACTTGTGATACTTCCGCTCATAGAACCGCTTGGTATGATATATATTTTATCAGGAATAGCACTTGTATCACTATCCTTATATGTTGTAATATAAAATGTATATTGATTGTCAGTGTTAAGCAAGGCTACAATAGCATCCTCTAAGATAGTTGTTTTGTTTTCAATAAATGTAAATCCTGAAATATCTACAGTTTTTTCAGTATAAGATTGTTCTATTTCATCCATATTGTTCAAGAAGTCTGTCTGCTCTCCACCTTCTGCAATATTAATATCACCTTCAATTAAAATATTACCAAAACATTTAGCTCCCGTTATAACACCAGTTGTATCATTTATAATGCTTGATATACTTTGATTAGCAGTCAACAAATCAGATACATAAATTAAACCTGCACCTTTATAAGTGTAATCAGTACCTGTCGCTCTAACTATGTCTAAATTGAGCATAAATACTTCTTTAGGTGTCCATTCAGAATATGCCCTGTCAGCAAATGTTTCAAGTGATTCCGAGAAAACATCATCTTTGATTTTGAATTCAAAATAATCTAAAGTAGCACCATACACTTCGCCCAATGCTCCACCACCAATAAAATGCGGGGAAACTGTACCGACAATGGTCAAAAAAACAAGTTCTTCTTCTTGTGCACCACCATTAATAGACACACTAACTTCGCCATCATCACCAATAAACCAAACAATACTACAGTTGTCTTTGTAGGCATATTCAGTGATATATGTTTTTGCAACACCGTCGTAAACAAATAATTTAACTTGACCTTTTGGATCTGCATTCCAAGTATCCATTTCTCCTGATGAGCTAATCTGCGTACTGTCGATATGTGCTTCAAAACCTATGCTACATTTAAACAATAAGCCTTGTCCATCAAATAAGAATTGATCAACATTAAAATCATCAACTCTATCGATAGTCCAATTCATAGCTATCCTTGTAAAATCATCAACTGTTTGGGGGAATACTAATGACATGTTAGCATCTACACCCCAATCTCCATCGTATCCAGCAAAAGCCTCGTCATTCTTATTTGATTTAAAACTTTTACCAACATCATCTCCAATACTAACACTCACTCCACCACTAATCAAGTTGTCAATACCATATTTCGGACTTATAACTACTTCTGAATCTTCAAAAACTCTTGCCATCCTATATCTCCTTCCTTAATTTTAATACAAAAAAAAGGGGTATTACCCCTTTGTCACTATCTATGCTATAACACCTTCAAGAACCAAAATATTCAATGGGTTCTTAATTAAAAATCCATAAGAAGCATCAACCCAGATTTTATAATCACCTAAGGCTCTATCTACTGAATGATTTTCTGTAACTAATTCTCTCATTACATAAGGAGTATTGCCTGTTTTCCACTTAGCCCAAGTAAGATGATTCATGCCATCTCTGTTTCTAATAGATACATTAGGTGACTTGTGCATGATATACATGTTCTTATCACCAGTCCATACATTGCCAATACTATCCTTGTTGCTATCTGGAGTATCAAATATGACTACTTTAGATACCATGTTCCCAAATACTTTATCTCTAATCATATTTTCTAAAGCATTACCATTAACATCCCATTTGTAATTAAGCATGTCGGTGAAATCAAATCTTTTTCTCAATACTGCAACCACATCTCTTGGTACACCAACAATAAGATTATCCCTGTTCACCAATTTATCTAAGTATTCAGTATATGCACCAAGAATATTATCTGCAGCATCTAATTGATCAGCACCAGCAACAGTTTGTGTATTCGTTATTCCAGCTAATGCAGCTTTAAATGCTATTTCATTTTTAAAGTTATAAGCATCAATCAATGTTTTAGATAAAAATATCTTCTCTGCTCTTTGCTCTTTACTATCCATATCATCCCATTCCAAAGCATCGATTTTTTTACCATCATCGAATATTGAAAGTGCATACTCTTTACTATCTTTCTCTACTGTACCAAACACTCTTGAATTAGTACCAGAAGATTTTAAATCTGCGACACGAGCTGATTGTAATTCTCTAATTGCTTGTTTCAATTTACCTTTTCTATCTTTAACAGATAGTGTAGATAAAAAGTTGCTATAAGCAAAATTGTTATTGAAATACCCTACTGATTCAAGGTATTCAGGCAACCACTTTATTGGTCTAGATATATTTTGTGTACTCATTTTCCCTCCTATGTAAGCTTATATGCTAATTGACAAAAATATTCAGTATATAATGTATCGTCTTGATACCAACTAATTGATTCAGGTAATGACATTATTGTACCAACTTCAATAGTACCTGCTCCACCTGTTCCTTTATCTACCACTAATCCATTTGCATCAATAACAGCTTTTGTACCAACCGTTACATCAGTAGCTTTACAATGAACCATAATAAGCATACCGTCTTCTGTCAATACAGATAATGTTTCACCTGTAAGATAAGTATGTCTATCTCTATTTAATGCATCAACACCTGTTTCATCAGCAACTGTTGATTTTCCTGCAGCAGTATATTTAACAAATTGTCGTGCTTTTATTCCACCATCACCTATATACGCAGGTGCTTCTTTGGTTGTTAATTTACTTTCTACCCAAGCCATGATAACCTCCTTATTGACCCTCTACTGTATCTACTATTTGCATTGTCTCTTCATGATTAGGCTTTCTATTATGCTTTGTTTGAAAAGCATTATACAAAGTTTCATAAGTATTCTCACTAAACTCTTCTTCTTCAATAGTTTGACTTTTTAATTCTCTTGCAGAAAATCCATCAAGTATTAAATTGACAACATCAATACCCATTGAATTATGAGCATCAATTAAGCTGTCTAATTCTTTTTCAGTACCATCTTCCTCTGTTTTAAGTGTAATACCACGAGCATTAACCAATGCTTGTACTTCATTTTTAACTCTTAATTCATTAGCGACTTTAAGATCCTGAGTTACTGTACTGTATTTTTCAGCAAGTTCCTTATTTGTTAATTCAAGATCTTTCACTCTTGCTTGAGCTACTTCTAATGCGTTTGTTGGTTTGTCAACATTAGCACCTTCCTCTTTTTTCTTAGGCATTAAATCCCCCTTTTGTATTTTTGTTATACCACGATTTTGTAACATATTAGTATGACGCACTTCTGAAAAATTAGTATTATTACTCTCATCCATTATGCCAGTTATGATACCTAACTCTAATGCTTCATTTGTATTCAAATACCAATTCTTACCTTCAACATGTTCTAGTAATTCTTGACCACTCATCTTAGTGTTTTCAGAAAGTAAATCAAACAACTTACTTTGCAATGCTTCCGATCTCTCAATACCGTCTTTCTGTTCACTCACAGTTCCGTAAGTTCCACCCGATACTTCATGTATCATTACACTTGAAGTATTTGTCATGTATCTTTCAGCACCGAGCGAGAGGAGTGCTGATCCAGCTGACATTGCGACTCCAAAAGCTACTGTTATTAACTTGTTATCCATGGCTTTTAATGCATCAACAAAGCCAAACATTGGTTCAATATAACCGCCATATGAATTAACAACCAGATACACATCACCTTTGTAACCATTATCAAGTATCTCACCGAGCCTACTTGTAGCCTCTTTTATCGAATACTCATATACATCATCAAAAAATAATATCGATTTATCCATATTAATATCTGTAAACTTTAACACTTTGCACCTCCTAACTCCATATTTTAGTTACTTGTACACCATCACCTATCAATTGTGGATTAGTATCATCTGGATAACTGTTTTTACCCAACGCCTTAATCATATCAATAGCTTCATTTCTGTCTATTATAATCAATGAATTAACTTCTGATATATCATTCAGTGTAGCCCATCCACTTAAGCTAATTTCAGCCATAGCAATTTTCAATACTAATGTTTTAAATATATCACTACCACTTGCTACAGAGGCTTTAATGTATTGATACATATAAGCATGTGCATCATTAATCCCTACCTGCATTCTACTCGCTATAAGTTCCAATAACCTAACTTGCTCTGCTGTTAAATCACCATCCAAAGGCTCACTATTGAATATCTTTCGCAAATTAGAATCGATTTTTTCTATAGTTATGTCACCAAGGTCTTCATGAGCCAATAGGCAAAAATTAGACACTGTTTGAGTAGAATATTTATCTAATACATTTATACCAGTTATTATCATATCCATAACTTACTCCTTAAAAATTTGCATAAAAAAAATAGCAAGATTAAATTAATAACCTTGCTATATCTGTATGTATAAAAAAAAATCAGCCCCTGGTACGCTTCTATGAGAGGCGTGACTGATATAGTTGTTTCAAAATGGCGGAACTAGCGAGGATCGAACTCGCGACCTCTTGCGTGACAGGCAAGCACCCTAACCATCTGGGCTATAGCTCCATAAATATCACAGTATCTGCTGGGGTATCAGGATTCGAACCTGAGGCTCTTGGTAATGATCCAGAAGCTCTTACCCATACACTACTAATAGTCGCACAGATACTGCTATTTGTTTATAATTAAATGGCGAGGAAAATAGGACTCGAACCTATGTGCTTCTAGTTAACAGCCAGATGCTAAACCAACTTAGCTATTTCCTCGTATATAATATTGATTATACTGTGTTGGTGTACGGAAGCACAGGATTTCAACCTGTATCCCCTTCCTGTTTTACCAAGAAAGTGTAATGTTATCACATTATACCAACCTCAGAGACCAACTAAAGACTACCTAAAGTCACCACTTTTTACAAAAGCCTACGAGTAAGAAAAATGAAGAAAACTTACTGTAGACATTGTTAATATAAATATAATACTTACCTACTTAAAAGTCAAGTATTATTTTATGTTGTTTCTAATTCAATTACAAATATAATTTGATTCCCTTCATTATTCGGATAAACAGACACTACTTCTGCAAATAAATTTTTATTTATCTCGCCCTTGATTCTTTTTACAATCTCCATGGCGTCCGCAGTTGTTCTTTCTATATTTGCATTCACATTCATGACAATATTAATACTAGCATTAGCACTCATAACTAAATTATTATTATTCAATTTAGATATATTAATATTGACAGAGTTGTTTGTATAACTATGTAATATTTCCAATAGTTTATTCTCGTCATAATAAGTTTGCTTTAATTTAACTGGCTCACTTTCAATAACAGATTTTATCATGTTGTAAATTTTATTACTAAATACTTCCATATCCATTTCCATAATTACCCCTTTACGATACTTTTAAGTTCTATATCTAAAAATGTATCTAACTCTTGAACAATAATATCCTTTATTTTCATTTGTTCTTGTCCTGTTATATAATAAAATGGCCTCTTAGGTACAACACTTTTTTTTGAGAACACTGTCGTGCCAGCCAGTTCGTACCTCAATATCTTTCTCCTTACAGGTTTAACCGTGTAGCCTTTATGGTGAGCCAATGCTCGCTTCATTGTAGAACCAACAACAACACCATATCTTCGCCGATACCATTTAATGTTATCATACATTTTACCAGTATCATATAGTGTAGTACTGCCAGTTAATTTTGCACGAATAGATTTAGTCCAAGGAGTTTTACCTCCACGACCCTCGTAATCAATATGCCTACGAATTCTACCCTGTACATATTTTCCTAGTTTTTCATTCAATATACCCATAATTAATTTCTGAGTTCGCTTTGTTTGTCGTATGAAACTCATATTTCCTCCTAAAAATCATTTAGTTGTTCATTATACATATACTCGTAGTTATCAACTAATGATTCCATGTTTTCTAATTTAAAATCAAAACCTATTTCCGGTAATACTAACCCGTCTTTGTTTGATAAAAAACCTTCCTGTATATTATTTTCATTAAACTCACCTTGCTCTAAAGGTTCAAGATATGATCTACAATTAAAATGATTAGGTGGTGCTACAAATTCAGTAATACTATCACCAACTCTAAATATTTTCCCATGATAACTCCTACAAAATTCAGTAGTCCTATTGTCTAAAGTAGCAGTATATCTAACTGCTGGATACTGCTCCTTATTTTGCACTATCTCAAAATAGTAAGCAGTTTGGAATAATTGAACAGCATTTGAATCAACAATAGCCAATAACTGTCTTTTGTCAATATCATATTTCTCTAATTCTTTACGCACGACATCCCAGCCCTCTGGAATTGATACTGAAATCTCTTCAATATTATTCAATAATGTCATCTTTGACATTTGAGAGCCATGTTTAGACATGTTCTTTATTTGTTTATGAATCTTCTTGAATCTGCTTTCAGTTAACAATTCATTATCTATAACCATCTTCTTTAGGGCGTTATAATTACCGTCAAGCTTGAATTTCTTAGTAGATAACCCATAAACCATTAACAAGGCATATAAATACGAATTCAGCATTATATTTTCTATTTCTGTATCAAGTTTATCGTCCAATTCCTCAAGCAAAAGTTCTTTGTTAAAGTCTGTCTCGTTCGATATAAACTTAACATAATCATCCATTATTGTTTTTATATTATCAAGTGG